ACGCGGAACCATTCTCGCGATGCGTATAGCTCCGAGATTCCACGTTTCCCAGTCTTCGTCCACAGGGGGTTGATGTATACGTGGCGGATTTTGGCGTCTTTGACCAATTTCGACGCCGGGATTTGAATCGTTTTCTTAAGTTTGTTCCACTGCTCGTCAGTGATCCTGTAATCCAGGTAGTACTTGACCAGTGGATCCCCATCTGGCACGTACTGGTCGTTCACCCCATCATACTTGAGTTTGCGATACCCTCGGCGGTATAGCACTGGTTGAACGCGGTTGTCCGGGTTGTAGACAATCCCGTCGATTTCCTCGAGTGGGATCTCCGTTACCCGAACGTAGGGTTCCGCTTGATCTGCAAAGCAGGCGTAGAACTTCTCGCCATCCGTGATGCAATCATCAAGCATCTCTTGCATGGCCCTGTGGGATGTGAGAACTAGTCTGTTCTCGTCATCCTTCCAGAATGCTTCAATGATGTCACGAATGGGATCATCTTCCACAGGGGGAGCAGTGGGAAGAGCGGGCAGATCTTCTGGATCGTTTTCCCCATACTCACCGGATTTGGGTGGTACCTGGGACGGCTTATCCGTTCCATTGCCATTGGAAGATGGAAAATCCTGTTCCTGGGCCTTCGAGAGTCTCGGCAATTGTACAAACTTGGTCGGCAGTGGTGGACGTGCCATCGGTGGCCGATCGGTTGGCGTGACTTTCTTAGACCCAGGTTCAGGACTCTCACCCTGCAAACCTTCAGCTATCGGTTCCTCAGCGGCCAAAACCCACTGAACACCCTTTCCGAGGGTGAAGCGGACGATGAGCTTTACGGCTTGCTTCGCAAGCGGATTATCATGGCGAAGGCGCCGAAGGCGAACGATCGTCTTCTTGCGATCACCAAGCGGCAGAACCTCTGTTAGCTGGTTGATGTCGTAGAGATTCAGATAGTCTAGATCTTCTAGGGTCCGCTGCAGCATAAGGTTGTCCGTAGACAACTCTTCATATGCCTGCTCGACTTCAACCAGCCGGCCGTTCTGCGATTCAATTACATCGTCGAGTCCAACGACCCGTGCGATGGCCTGCTGGATTTGATTCATGGAATCTCCTACCGGAGCCAGACCTTCGTCGTCATGGTCACGTTCGTGTTCGCCGAGCGAACAATCTTGAAGAAGCGGTACGGAATAGTTTCTTGCAACAGGTACCGGTTTGTGGTCGCTGTTGTGATCGTGATTGCTGTGATCACGAATGTGCGAGGCGTTGCCACAAGGGCGTAGGGAACGTTGAACCAGTTAGTTCCGTCGAAGGAGCCTTGAATGTTCACCGTCACCGTAGGAGTTGCCCCGATTGTGGTGACAAGCTCCAGGGCTCCGCCGTTGATCATCGACCCACGATCAACGATATCAGAGCTGGTGTTTCCAGTTGCCGCGTTGTCGATCGTCAGCGCATCGGGCGGTACCCCACCAGTTGCTGGATTATATGCGAGCTGAGTCGCCATTAGAACTCCTCTTGATGTTGCCCATCTCGACAGAAACCACAGACGATGACGACGTGTTCCGTGCAGTTACACATGCAATGGCAGTGTTCCGCAGGAAGAGGGAGCGGACGCGGGTACGAATCAGGGACCACGATGTCAGCCGGGTCCATGCCAGCAATCCGCGCCCGCTCTCTCGCCTTGCGAAGTCGCTCCCGATCGCGGTATTCTGGATGCGCTTGGCGCCATGCTCTGTGATATTGATGACGATATTCTTGATCGTGCCACCGACCTCCGCGGGAACCCGGCCCCGTAGGGCGGCGGTTTTCCAAGATCTACCTCATTAGTAGTCCAATCCTAGGGACACGCGAGCGGACATATCTGGAATCATGTCATTCCAGTTCACTACTTCGAATGAGGTAACTCGTCGTTCTTCATTGAACAGCTCTGGGAAGTAATTGTAGTAGCCGTATCGAACAGCATCCAATGTGTGATTATCAACGTCCACTGGATTCTCGGAGGCATTGACCTCGACGCGCTGGCGAATGGTATCGGGGTAGTGGTAGAGCCCATGCTCCTTGATGGCGTTGAGGCACTTGGGATCGTATGTAATGCGTGGCACGATGAGAGCGCCAATCGATCGGATTGGATCTCGCAAGAACATGTGGTGAACTTCGATCCCTCGCCGAATCGTAAACGGTTTCTCTGATCTCGTCCGATAGCCGCGAAGTCTCCAAGTAGCAACTGCTTCAGCCGCCGCCTTATCCACGACAACAGACATCTCCTCTCGGGGATTTCCGAAGTCATTGAGGATGTACTGTCCCCACTTCGCTTCTGCAGTTCGGATAATCTCAGCTGTGGTATGCTGCGTCCGATAGATCTCATCCAGGACATGAACTTCTTCGTCAGCAGTAATCTGAACAAGAAGTACAGCGTATGGCGCGGCCGATCCCGGGTCTATCCACAGGGAGGTTTGGAGCATGGGGTTGTAGATATGCGAGCGAACGTGAACGTCGGAGTCGAACTCGGGGAATACCAGTCCACCGTATGCGATGAACTTGGCCTCCCATTCTTGTGCGAAAGCCTCCGGCGAAGAGTTCCGGCGGGCTTCTTCAATTTCTTCAGCAGGAAGAATGGGGTTCATTCTTGAGGGAATGGTCCAGGAACTCCACCAAGCGTGGTCGGGATTGCCGGTTTCTTGCCCTTTGAGATAGAACTCATGAAACCAGTTGAATCCACGGGGAGTGGATGAGAATAGGGCACGACCTTGTCGATCCGCAAGCGCAGGTCGAATATACTGATGCCAGGTTCGTTCTTTAAGTCTTGCTGCTTCCGCCAGAACCACAAGGTCCAAACCCTCCCCGATCAGCTGGTCTGGGTTTTCCTCAGACCGGCACTCGATCATGGAGCCATTCTCAAACTGGATGAACAACTCACGTTCCGACTTGCGTCGGACTGGAATCATGTTCTTGTTTACGACCAGATTCCAGACTACGCGGAATTCTTTCTCCGCAAGGTCCATCGTCGGACCTACGATCCAGATGTAGGAACCAGGGATAACGCATTGTGCGAAGGCTTCACGGCCTCCAAGAACGCTCTTCCCGATGCGCCTGCCCCCGTTTAGGACGCGGAAGCGACTAGTCGATCGGTGAATTTGTGCCTGGTACGAGAATGTCTGAAGGCCCGTACTCCGGAAAATCGCCGCCATCCGCTCCGGGGTTAGGAGCGAAGAGCGCGGCGAGGATGTTCTCATACTTGTTGTTGACATTGACATCACCCTCGACCGTGATCGCCATCCCCTTACCACCGATGTTTAGGCGATCCATGATCCGGAGGAGGTCTAGCAACTCCAGATTCTTGATAACAGCAGGACCCGTTCTACGGTCAAGTTCGCGGACGATCTTGCCCCGGATACGGGAAGTTGTGGTAGCCCGGTGCTCCTCGATTCTAGCTCGGAAGTCCGGGTCCATCATGTATTTCTTGATCTGACGAGCAGAAACCCCCGCGTACTGTGCGGCGAGCTTCTGGGTTGCTCCCACAGCCAGCGCCTGGGATGCCATCTCCATGTGAGCTCGCATCGCCGCATATCGCATCCGCGGCTTCTTTACGATCTCTTCTTTGTAATCCTCGAGCTCTAGGCCCTTAGGATTCAGGATCGCTAGTCCCCGGTTCGTCGGTTCCAGCCTCTTGCGATCCCCCGGTCCCGCGTCCTCTGGAAGATAAACTTGACCCGGTCGTGTCGTCATTAGGAATGAACCCCATACCTATCCGAACAGCTTTCACCATTCGGACGTAGATGTCAAGAACTGAGGTGGAAAGCTGTGACGCGATCTCCCATTCAGTTCTTCCATTCACCCCCTGAACCAGAACTCGCCCTAGCGGGGGCTGATAACCCATCAATTTCCACAGGGCGGATGTGACGGGGAACAGGCGTACTGACGGTGAACTGTACTTCTCGACCCGAACTGCTTGAAACAAGTGATGATCGGGGAGTGGGCTTCGCGCGGTATATTGCTCGCGCGCGAGGGCCGATCGTCGTTTACGGTAATCCTTGAGGCTTTCATTGCATCGCGGTGGCTCTAACCCCATGATAACCTGAAGATGGGCCATCATTTTGGGGCTAGTTTCAGGATTACCGTTGTCTGCCAGTGTCTTGAACTGGTGGATCCGGCCTGGGATCTCACCTTCTACGCCTTGACGGAAGAAACAAAGGCCACAGAAGGGAGGTTGTTCCTTGAAGAACTGGGTAGCATAGAGGGGGTTGTGGCCGCAAACTAGAGTTACCCTGTGGTCTTCATAAGGAAGAGATTGATAAAGATCTTTTATCAATCTCTTCCCTGACTTAGGGACCGGGTGAGCCGAGTTTGTGGCGGTAATCATCAGCTACCCTTTGCAATTCCAAAGGAAGTGATGCGTTCTTCCAATGGGGGTTGTTCACCGGGTAGCTCCGGAGGTTTGTAGTTCTAACTCCTCCCCCAGAGTGGCTGAGGGTGGAAGTTGAACTTGAGGCTCTTCCGACGATGGTAGAACCTCAGCTACAGATATATCATAAGACGCGGGGTTTATATTGTCAAGGATGAAGATGTCCCGGTTTCTAGGAGGTGAGGAGCTTAGGAGTAAAGCTCTTCACCTCGCTTCCCTGAACATCAACATCTTCCCTGAAGGTTGTACTTCAGCTTCAGGATCAGTAACAACAAACTCTTCCTTCAAATTTTTGGAGGGAAGCTGTTGATTGATGCAGCTGAAGTTCTACCATCAATCTACCTCCAGCCACAGGGAGGGAAATGGTAGATTGAAGTGACAAAAAAGCCCTGGTGATAGCTCACTTCTTATAGCAAAGTTTCCCGGCAAGGTTCACATTTATGCGGACTAAGTCAATAGACCTGTCCTGGGTATCTATGATGCCTACACCCCATCACGCATCATCGTGGGCCATCTCAGAGACAGGTCCCTGTCCTGACCAGACGGACAGGCAACACATCTTAGGAAATCCAACTTACAACTTCTGAACTACCAACACCGGCTTGGCCCTGACGGGAGGGGCGGGACACTCTAGGGGAGTGTCCCGCCCCGTGCTAGGTCAGGGGTCCGCGCTACAGGTCCCCCTCATCTAGCGCGATATCGTCAGGGTCCAGCGCGGGACCGTAGGGGGGGTCGTCCCCTGTGTGACCCTCAGTTTCACCGCACCATGTTCGGACGTGCATGGTATCTGCGGCCCGGTCCTGTGCGGCCGTGCGCTTGCCACGGTCGCGCCAGTTCGGGAGGGTCACGGTCTGCCGCTCCACGATGACGCGCCGCGCGGGCTGGCCGCACGGGCATTGCAATGCCTCTAGCAGCGCGTGCCCGATAGCAGCGTAACCAGAGGGGACGGATAGGCGGGTGACGGCCTGCCGTGTCATGACACGGCCTTAGTCGCCGGAGGCGGCACCATGACGATGCTAGGGGCCTTGGGGGCCTTGGCGGCCGTCCTAGGGGCCTTGGGGGCCCCTGCGCGGCCCTGCGCGGCGCTGCGCGCACGGCCGTTCGTGCCCGTGGTCCCCTTAGCGCGTGCCACGAGCGCGTCCACAATGCGCTTGTGTTCTGCTGCGCTGTACTGATGGCTGGTGTATCCGTCGTCGTCAAACCGGGACACGTTAGCGCGGGCCCACGAGCGAACACGCTTGCCATCGCATGCTTTGCCCGTGCGCTTGGCGACCTCGCGCGCGGTCTGTGCTGCGGTGTAGGTCTGTGCGGGCATGATGCCCTCCTGTGCTAGTGCTCGCGACCATGCGCGAGCGACGGGCACAGGGTCGCACGTTCGC